CTCGGCAGTGCCGCCGTCACGCTGTATCGCTATTCAATCAGCGGCGGCACATGGACAACCTTGTCCCCGACCGCCGCCCGTGCCGCCGCCCCCGGCGTTGGAATGTCTGCGCACTGGGTTCATGAGGCGACGGACGCCGCGTGGACGAACGAGTCGGACATCCGCAACGGGCGGTTCATCTACAGCTTTCGGGGAACCGCTGGTGCCGTGCTCGACCGCTACGACATCGCGCTCAATACGTGGGCCAGCGCACTCACCTACGCACCGTCAACAGAGGTTTTCGGCGCGGGAAGCAAATACGTCTACCGCAAAGACTGGATCTACTCGCAGAAGGATGCCACCGGCAGGTGGTTCCGGTACAACGTGGTGACCAATGAGCAGGATGGCTGGTCAACCATAACGTACACGCAGGGCGCGGCCATCGCTGGGGATACGGCGTTTGATGTCGTGTACACCGACGGCGCGACAGAAATCGATTACGTGTACATGGTGCTGAACACCAGCACCGTGCTGCTGCGAGCACAGGTGGTGTGACATGACTATCGCTCAAATCATCGAGATGCTCAAACGCCGGCTGGTCAATCTGAGCCAGCTTCGCACCAGTGCCGCCGACCTGGGCGACTTGGACCGGGTGTCCATCATCGACGCGGAAATCGCGGAAACGCAGAACACCCTTGCCGCGCTAGAAACGCTGTAAGCCATGCTGCTCACGCTACTGCAGCTCAACCTGCAGTCCTCCGCGCAATACCAGGCATACTGGATCGCGCACGTTGCCGCTAGTTGGCCGGGTGTGCCAACCGGCGCACAGATTAAGGCTGGCAACCTCTCCAACTCGTCGCCGGCGAGCTACAGCGGCAGCGAGCCTGTCACCGACAGCAGCACGGGCACACGGACAATCGATGAGGTCACGGCGATCACCGGGTTGTCGGCCAGCACAGCGTACACCCTAGCGTGGGTGGTCTGGGACAGCGTTGCGGACACATATAGCAATGTCGTCGTCGGCGATGTCACGACAGATGCGGCGGGAAGCGTAATCACCCCGGCAGCGGGCACCTCGACTGCAGGCACCCTGGTCGGATCGGCTACCGCCGCTGCTGCAATCACCCAAGCGGCTGGAGCAACAACCGCCGCAACACTGGCCGCAAGCTCCACCGCCGCCGCATCCCTGACGGCAGCGGCTGGTGTCGCCACCAGCTCGACCATGGCGTCGGGGTCTGCTACTGCGGCGGCGATCACCCCAGCCGCTGGTGCTGCCACGGCCAGCACGTTGACTGCGGCGGCAACGGCAGCAGCATCCATCACCGCCGCCGCCGGGTCGACAACGGCCAGCACCATGGTCGGCACAGGCCTGACCGCAGGCGCATCGGCGATCACTCCGGCGGCTGGCTCGACGGTGGCCAGCACGCTTGCCGCATCGGCGACGGCCTCTGCTGCAATCACCCCAGCCGCTGGTGCTGCCACGGCCAGCGCTCTCGGCGCAGCATCAACGGCGTCGGCCTCCATTACCCCGGCGGCAGGCGCGGCTGCGGCATCGACGATGGCCAGCGGGTCGTCGACCATCGTCTCGGGGTCCATGACGCCCGCAGCCGGGGCCACCACCGCCGCCACGTTCGCCGCCAGTGCCGTGGCCGCATCGGTGGCGATCGCGGCGGCTGGTGCATCGTCAGCGCAGACGATGGTGGCGAGCGCCACGGCCCGGGCCGCAATTGCGGCCGCGGCTGGCGTTGCAAGCTGCGCGGTACTCTATCCGCCTGCAGGCGCATTCGTGCCCAACCAGCGCACGCACCTGGTAACTCTACAAAACCGCATGGCCGCAATCCCCCGCGAACGCCGCGTGCTCACCGTCCCGCGCCAAAACCGCGCCCACACCGTATAGAGGCAGAAATGGCAGACACCTATTACACCGACACCGATGGCCTTCTCACGATCGACAAAGACCCCCAGGCCGTGCTGGACTATGCTTTCGACTGGTCTGCCTGGCTGTCCGCCATCAGCGACACGATCACCGGCACCCCGACCTGGACGCTCGGCACCGGCCTGACCAAGGACAGCCAGAGCAACACGACCACCGTGGCAACCGCCTTTATTTCCGGCGGCCAGGTGGGATCAAAAGCGCCAGTGTCCTGCCGGATCACCACCGCAGGCGGGCGAACCGACGAACGCACCGTCTACCTGCAGATCGTCAACCGGTAGCGGTGCCATTTTTCCCCCTGAACTTTTGGCGCCGCCTGGTGCACCCTTGCCACCATGACCGTAGCCATCCCCACCATCGAGCCGCAGTCCATCACCGCCGGTGACACTGCGGCGTGGAAAAAGTCTCTCGGCGACTACCCTGCCAATGACTCCTGGGTCCTGGCCTACACGCTGATCAACGCCACCAGCAAGATCACCATCACCGCCACCGCCAGCGGCGCAGAGCACTCCGTCAGCGTCGCAGCCAGCACCACCGCCGCCTGGGCTCCAGGCACGTATACCTGGCAGTCGACAGTTACCAAGGGCGCGGAGCGCTACACCATCAACCAGGGCCGCATGACCATCCTGCAGAACCTGGCCGCCGCCACCCTGCTCGACACCCGCAGCGCTGCCCGCAAGGCCCTGGACGCTGCCGATCTTGCCCTGGCCACCTACGGTGCCAAAGCCTACCTGCAGGAGTACCAGATTGGCGACCGCCGCCAGCGCTTTGCCGACCCGTCCAGTTTCATGGCATGGCGCGACAAGCTGAGGGCCGAAGTCGCCCGCGAAGACAACGTCGCCCGCCTCAAGGCCGGCCTGGCGCCCAAAAACCTGCTATTCACAAGGTTCACCGCCCGATGATGCCAACCACCCAGCGCCCGGGCATCGTGTCGCGCATCATGCGCGCTCTGGTCGCCAAGCCAGCGCCGCGCCAGGTGCAGCAGCGCAACTACGCCGCCGCCCAAGTCAACAGGCTGACGCACGGCTGGTCGGTGCACAACTCCAGCGCCAACGCCGACATTTTCCGCAGCCTGGACAAATTGCGCGCCCGATCACGCCTGCTCGCGCAAAATGATGAGTACGTCAAACGCTGGCTCAGCATGGTCTGTACCAACGTCGTGGGCCCGGCCGGCTTTCGCTTCCAGGCCCGCGTGTACAACAGCCCAGGCCAGCCCGACCAGTTGGGCAATGACGCCATCGAGGCCGCCTGGCAGCGCTGGTCCAAGGTCTGCGACGTGGCAGGCCGCAGCCGGCTCATCGACCTGCTGCAGATCAACATCAAGGCCGTCGCCCGTGATGGCGAATGCCTTATCCACCTGGTGCGCGGCGCGGAGGCCGGCAACCCCTTCGGCCTGGCCCTGCAGCTGCTCGACGTGAACCGGCTGGACACCCAGCTCCAGCGCCCCGAGGCGCCTGGCGTGAACGCCATCCGCATGGGCATCGAGGTCAACCGCTACAACCGCCCGCTGGCCTACTGGCTGCGCATCAAGAACCCGGGCGATGTGTACGGCGGTGTGGTCGCCGGCGCCAGCCTTTCCACCCATGAGCGCTTCGACGCGGCCGACATCATCCACGCCTTCATCAGCGACGACGCCGAGCAGGTGCGCGGCGTGCCATGGGCCCATGCTGCCATGATGCGCCTGAACAACCGCGGCGGGTATGAAGAGGCCGCCATCATCGCCGCGCGTGTAGGCGCGAGCAAAATGGGGTTTTTCACCACACCAGACGGCCAGGCTGAGGTGCTGAGCACCGGCAAGATCGACGACGGCACCGAGGGCGACGAACAGCCGCTGGCCATGGACGCAGACGCTGGCACCTTCCAGAGCCTGCCCGAGGGCGTCCAGTTCACGCCGTTCAACCCGGAATACCCCACGGCGATGTTCGCCGACTTCATCAAGGCCAACCTGCGCGGCACCGCATCCGGCCTGGGTGTGGCCTACCACGCGCTGGCCAACGACCTGGAGGGCGTGAGCTTCTCCAGCATCCGCAGCGGCACGCTCGAGGAGCGCGACAGCTGGATGGTGATCCAGGAATGGTTTGTCGGCGCGGTGATGGAGCGCATCCACACCGAGTTCATGGCCGCTGCGCTGAGCTTTGGCCAGATCACCATGCCCAATGGCAGCGCGCTGCCGCTGGCCAAGCGTGAAAAGTTCATGGCCCACACCTTCCAGGGCCGCCGCTGGGAGTGGGTCGACCCCCGCGCCGACATCGAGGCAGACATCAACGCCATCAACGCCGGCCTGAAGTCCCCCCAGTCCGTGGCAGCCAAGCTCGGCCTGGACTACGAAGACCTGCTGATCGAGATCAAGGCCGCCGCCGACATGCGCAAGCGCCTGGGCGTCGAGCTGGCCGGCACGCCCAACCCCCAACAACTTGCCGCAGCAGCTGGAGCCGCTGCGGGCCAAGCCAACGCAACACCAAAAGAGTAGAGCATGACAATGCGTATCACGATGAACCAGGCCCGCATGGGCGAGTCTGGGAGCCTGCTGACGGCAGGCAGCACAAACACGGTCTCCGATGCGTTTGGCGCGGCCATGGTGGGCGCCGGGTATGCTACGGACACCGATGGCGCGCTGACGCCGCCGGACTCCGAGCCAGTGCGCCTATCAACTGATGGCACATCCCTGGTGTCAGGGGATGGGAAATCCTTGCCTTTGACGCTGACTCAACAGCACAAACGATGGATGGAATTCATAACCGTTGCCAGCACTACGCCGTGGAACGATCAGGCTGGCACCGGGCTTACCCTCGCAGTTGATACCGCCGTGCTGTTTAATGGGCAGCCAACGCTGCGCCTTGATATTCCGGCAAGTTCTAGCGGCACGTACCGGGTGGGCACCACGCTGGCGACGCTAAACATGCCTTACCTGTGGGACGGCAAGCAACTGGCTGTTGCGGTCAAGTCATCCAACATGACAGCCTGCGATGGCGTTACCGGCGTATTGCTTGGCGATGCTAGTTTCACAAACTTCTACACGTTCACGGGGCAGCGCAA